GGGAGTAGGGTGCAGCAGATAGAACGTAAGGCGCTTCGTATGCTAAGGAAGCCGTTTATGGCGAATGAATTACGGGACGTTCGGGGAGGGTAGCATGAGCGAGCACTTGAAATGGGGTGGAGAAACAAACGTGATGTTGGATGTTGATGAAAAGAAGTTTTGGACTGCCGATCAACCTTATCCACAGTGGCCTTTCGATACCGTGGATCCTAAGGAGCTTGCGAAGTGGGATGCAAAGAACAACCCGGTAGAGGAAGCATTGGTATGAGCGCGGATGACATTCAAATCGGTGGGGACCATTACCACGAGCTAGGCGTACAGCCCTGGCACGTCATGGAGTCGGTGCTGACTCGGGAAGAGTTTATAGGTTTCCTAAAAGGAAACATTATTAAGTACAGTATACGCGCGGGTAAGAAAGATTCGGACGACTTGGGCAAGTGTAGGCACTACATGCAGAAACTAAAAGAGGTGACCGATGGACGATAAATACGAAGGCTGGCTAGGTCTTAACCTCGCCGAAATTGACGAGTGTATCGATGGGAATATGAAAATAACGGACCACTTACTACGGGATGCGATTTACGCAGTTATCGTTGACGTGGAGATGACGCTCAAAGACAAGAATGATAGGGGGGATGGAAATGAAGTTTGCAGATAATCTTATAGAGGAAGCAAAAGCGCAGAGCGATGTGGTCCCTGGAAACATTTACCCTGCAAAAGGGGGGCGGAAAAGTCCTGGTACGGAATGGTGGCTTGTGATTGCGGTTTCAAACACTGGCGCTCACTGTATCGGGTTTACCGCAGAGGGGCGTCCATGCTCTACCACAAGTTATCTTAAAGGGGCTTTACGGGAGCGCCCTATCGTTGGGCGATGCGACCTAAGCGCAGTGCAACTTAACCCAAAGGATTAACAGGTGGACACTTGCCAGTCTGGTCGTCAGGCGCGAATCCTACAAGGACGTTTAATATGATGGACATTGTTACAATAGACATAGAATCTTATTACGACAAGGACTTCTCCCTGTCGAAGATGACCACGGAGCAGTATGTTCGCAGTCCCCTGTTCGAGATCATCGGTGTCGGCATCAAGGTCAACGACTACCCCACGGACTGGTACTCCGGTGACAACCCCGGCAAGTTCCTCAAGTCTCTTGACTACAGCAAGCGGGCAATCCTATGCCACAACACTGCGTTCGATGGTGCCATCCTATCATGGCTGTTCGGTATCCGTCCGAGGCTCTGGCTGGACACGCTCAGTATGGCTCGACCGCTGCACAACGTCACTGTCGGTGGCTCACTCGCCAAGCTGGTGACGTACTACGGACTGGGTAAGAAGGGCGACGAGGTGGTGGCTGCACTGGGCAAGCGCAAGGCTGACTTCACCGAGCCTGCCCTCGCTCAGTATGGGGAGTACTGCAAGAACGATGTGAACCTGACCAAGCAACTGTTCGACAAGATGAAGGTGGGCTTCCCATCCAGCGAGTTGTTGATCATTGATCAGACGCTGCGCATGTACACCGAACCGACCATCGAACTGGACGTGCCGCTGCTGGAGAAGCACCTCGAAGAAGTGAAGACCCGCAAGTGCACACTGATGTCCGATCTGGGCCACGGCATGGGCGGTGCGCTGCGAGTGCAAGAGATGCTCATGTCCAACGACAAGTTCGCCAACTACCTCAAGTCGCTGGGTGTGGAGCCTCCGACCAAGACCAGTCTGAAGACGGGCAAGGAGTCGTGGGCATTCGCCAAGACCGACAAGGGCATGACTGACTTGCTGGAACATGCTGATGAGAGAGTGCAGGCCGCTGTGTCCGCTCGCCTCGGTGTGAAGTCCACGCTGGAGGAGACACGCACCGAAGCCCTCATCGGTGTGGCTGGGCGCGGACGACTGCCCATCATGCTCAACTACTACGGTGCCCACACGGGCCGCTTCAGTGGCGGCGACAAGCTCAACCTACAGAACCTGCCAAGCCGTGGCAACACCACGATCCGCAAGGCGCTGAAGGCACCCGAAGGACACATGCTCATCTCCTGTGACTCGTCGCAGATCGAAGCACGTACTGTGGCATGGGTGGCAGGGCAGGACGATCTGGTGCAGGCGTTTCGTGACAGGCGGGATGTGTACTCCGAGTTCGCCTCTGAGGTCTACGGTCGCACCATCACCAAGGCTGACAAGGTGGAGCGGTTCGTCGGCAAGACCTGCGTTCTGGGACTGGGCTACGGCATGGGCGCTGAGAAGTTCCGGCGCACACTGGAGATCGGGCAGGGCGGGATCAGCGTCAAGATCGACATCAACGAAGCCGAGCGGATCGTTCGACTGTACCGCCAGAAGAACTGGAAGATCGTGCAGTTTTGGCAGAAGTGCGGCAACGCACTGAGAGACATGTTGTATGGTGGCAGCAACGCCCTGCACCCGCAGGTTCACTACGACAAGAAGGGTATCCGCTTGCCCAACGGGTTCTACATCCAGTACCCGGCGCTACGCGAGACGGCCAACGGGTTCATGTACATCTCGGATGCCCGCACCTACCAGAAGGCGCTCAAGGATCGAGTGCTCACTGGCGCACCACCTGATGACATCGCATGGACGAAGGTGTACGGCGGCAAGGTGACGGAGAACATCGTGCAAGCTCTTGCTGCATTGGTGATCCGTGAGCAGATGGCCGCAGTCGGGATGCACTTCAAGGTGGCCTTCCAAGTCCACGACGAAATCATCATCGCTGTGCCCGAGGACAACGCACTGGCCGACCAAGCCAAGCTCGAAGCCCTGATGTCCACCGCCCCCAAGTGGGCACCCGACTTACCTGTGGCCTGTGAATCCGGCATGGCTGCAAACTATGGAGATACGTGATGACCATCGCTGAGATCAAGCGCGAACCGCGCAACAAGGACACCCTCGACCTGCTGAAGCACATCGTGCAACAAGTTGAGGAGAGTGATGATGCCACTGAGGTGCTGGCCTTCGTGAAGATCGGCAAGGACTACCACCGCTTCTCCTCTGGCATCGGCAATCTGATGCAACTGGTGGCGACGCTGGAGTTGGCGAAGTTCGACGCACTGCAACGTATGTCTGATAGTTGACAGGGAACTGCTGTGGTGTATATTGAGGGTTCCAACATTACATCTCCCTCACAGGTAGTCCCTGTGGGGCACACTGCCATGCGCCTAAGCCACTCATACTCGTCGATCAAGCTGTTCGAGAACTGCCCGTTGCGGTACTACCGCCAACGGATCAAGAAGGAAGTCGTTGACAAGGGCGGCGAAGCGTCCAAGTACGGGGAACGTATCCATGCGTTCCTCGAAGCCCGACTGAAAGGCTCGGGATTGAATGCAGAGACGGCGCAGTACGAACCCCTATGCCTGTCGGTTGAGAAGCTGGCAAGCCGGGGTGAGTTGCACATCGAGAAGGAACTCGTGCTGACTGAGAACCTTACACCAACAGGTTGGTGGGATTCTGACGCATGGCTGCGCAGCAAACTTGACGTACTCGTAATCATCGGCAACGATGCTGTGGTCATGGACTGGAAGACGGGCAAGCGCAATGCCGACCAGTTCCAGATGCAGATGTTCGCGGCTCAGGTGTTCAAGCACTTCCCAGATGTGCAGCGGGTCAAGACCAGTCTGGTCTGGCTCAAGACGATGGAGATGGACACCAACCAGTACACCCGGCTGGAAGCCAACGGTATCTGGGCCGAGGTGATGAAGCGCATCCAGCGCATCCACGATGCCTACGACCACGGCAACTGGCCTGCCCGTCCCTCTGGGCTGTGCCGCTTCTGCCCCTGCCGTCACGACTGTGACTATGCTAGGGTTTAACCTTACAAAATAAATTTGACAACTGTGTAAAGGAGAATACAATGAGTGCCATGACACCCGAAGGCAAGATCAAAAAGAAGCTGACCGAGATGCTCAAGCACGAGGAGGTTTGGTACTTCCTGCCCGCCGCCAACGGCATGGGTAGGGCCGGTATCCCTGACGTGATCTGCATCGTCGAAGGCCAGTTTGTCGGGATCGAATGTAAAGCGGATGAAACGAAGAAGCCGACCACTCTGCAACTGATGTGCGCCAAGGACATCCGGGCAGCAGGCGGCTACTGGTTCCTCGTCTTCGATGACTACTCAATCGCGGATGTGGAGAAGTGGATTCAAACATGGAAGTTCTGGAATAACAGGTGACAACATGCTGGTAGTCGAGAAGGCCAAGGCTCTGGCCCTCAAGCTGAACAACCCGAACAGGGTGCTGGACTCTATCCCTACGGCTAGACCGATGGATGTGCGCGGCACTCAGATCGTGATCACACCGCACCGTCTGGATGAGGTCAAGGTTCTGCGCAACCTCGGCATCAAAGCACCCAGCCCCATCCTGCACTACTACGACTGGCCGGGACAGTACACCCCATTCGACCACCAGCGCGAGACTGCTGCGTTCCTGACGCTGTACCACCGCTGTCTGGTACTGAACGAGATCGGCACTGGCAAAACCCAGTCCAGCCTGTGGGCAGCGGACTACCTTATCAAGACCAAGAAGGTCAAGAAGGTGCTGATCCTGTCACCTCTCAGTACGTTGGAGCGTGTGTGGGGCGACGGAATCTTCACCGGCCTCGTGCATCGCAAGTTCGTGGTGCTGCACGGCACGGCTGAGAAACGACTCAAGCTGCTGCGCACTGAAGCTGATTTCTACATCATCAACCACGATGGCTTCCCCATCATCAAGGAGGAATGCCACGGCATGTTTGATCTGGTGATCGTGGACGAGGCAGCAGTG